AACAAGATTCTTCATCTAAAACATGACTGTATGTGCGAATATAATTATCCATAAGTAAATTCTTCTTTAGCAGCCTCGTTAAGTTTAGTCATAACTTCTTCTGTAAAATACTTCTCTGGATCGTTATTTATAGTTTTCCCAAATGTTTTTGTTCCATCAGGCAACTCTATACGAGTCGATACCGATTTAAAAATATCGTATTTGACAGCGAGTTCCAACAAACCATAGTATCTGTCCAAACCCTTTGTGTAAGATAGTTTTACATCAACCATTTTATTCTCTCGGGACTGTCGTGATTTGTATGTCTTACAATGAATTATATTCCCAACTACTTCGGTCCCTTCTTTATCCTTTTTCTTTGAAAGATAGATAATAGTAGATGCCGCATACTTGAGTCCACTGCCGCCGCCCATTTCTTTCTGTGGGAACATTGAACCAATAACATCGTAGGTGTGATTTGTTATGACCATAGGAACTTTCAGTTTACCTAGTTTGAGTGTAAGCACACGAAAAGTCGATTTGACTATCTGTGCCCGGGTCATATCCCGTGTCTCTTTACCAGCGTCTGTATCTTCTAACTCTTTGGTTGTTGATAACATACCAAGTGAGTCAAGACAAATCAACAAAGGTTTCCCTTCGCCTTCTTCTTCATAAGCAGCCAGTATTTGTAATGCTTGGAGACGAAACTCCTGCACTGTAACGACTGGCAGAATAGCCATTCGGGTTGAGTCGATACCCCGACTCTCAATCATATCCTTTGTGATAGCCGACTCTGACTCAAAGAATACTACATTAGCATCTGGATTCGCTTCCAGAAAAGTTTTACAAACCCCTAAGACGAAAAAGGTTTTTCCGGTCGCACTTTCGCCTGCAATCGCAGTAATCTTGTTTCCAGGAATACCACCATAAATCGAGCCGCACGATAAAGCATTGAAAATGTAACTACCAGTATCCACATAAGTGTCAGTATCACTGGCATCAATACCATCAGCCACAATGGTGGCGTAGTCGTTTTTCGTTTGTTTAATTGCATTTTTCAAAAACCCTGTCATTTATTTCTCCCTTTTCATTCTCTGCATATCCGATGCAGTATTCAATAATATTATCTTTATAAGTATACAACATTTTTTTCACTTCGTCAATAGATTCACTAGGAAGATGTATAGTTTTTTTTCCCTGCCTCGTCCATATAGTAAGCATCATAGTTTAGAAAGTACTTTTTCATATACTGATTCGGCAATTGCCTTCATCATTAGTGAAGGTACCATTCTACCACATCTTTCTGCTTGTTGATTGAATGTACCTGTCAACCTAAAGTCATCAGGTAAACTTGTAATACGCTTCAGTTCCTTGATGGTAAATTTTCTATCTTCGTTCCAATGTACCGCACCACCTGTAGTCATTGCAGAACCCATCGCGGTAATAGTTGGTGCTGGTTGTATCGCAGAAGTTTTCTTACAACTAAAATGTAAATTCTTTTTTCCTATTTGCTCTCCACTTATAACCTTATCGGGATTTTGTGGAAACTTATATCCGGTCTTTTTATGAAAAGCTGTTTTGACCCATTTCTCAGTAAGTAGAGTCACTTCATCTTGGTCAAGTTCCAGATTTTCCATAGCAGATGCAAGAGGAATTATCTCTCTATTCTCTGATGGAAATACACTGTGAATATTCATAAAAGACATTCCAACTTTGGCCGTGATATCTTTTCTCAAAGCAATGAAGATAGTCCTAGTCCTCGACTGTGCAACACCAAAATGTTTTGCATTGAGAACTTTAGAACAAACATCATAACCGATATTTTCAAACTCGTTTATAATACGATGATAGTATTCCTTTGCCTCACCAATAGTAAGACCTTTGACATTTTCACCGATAATAACTTTTGGTTGAATATCTTTGGCTACTCGTAGAAACTCGAAAAACAAATCTTCAATGTTTTCTACATCTTGCTCATCGGAATAGTGTTTACTCTTTCCATATCCAGCCTTATGACTTCCGCCGTGATGTGTAAAGCCGCGTCCCGCAATACTAAATGCTGAACAAGGTGGAGACCCATCTAATAGGTCTAACTCCCCTACAGCCACTCCAGCGACCTCTAGAATGTCCGCTCCTGATAACTTCTTTATATCATCGGGGATAATAGGGGTACTAGGATAGTTGGCCCGATAAGTTTCTCTTGCCTCGGCGACAAATTCATTGATGGCCAATATCTTCCCACCTGCAAGTCTGTAACCTGTAGATGACCCACCGCCTCCGGCGAATGTGGAAATAACAGAGAATAAGTTTTTATTCTCCCCCCTGTAAACATCTTGCATTGTGTATGGTTTATATTTCATCCAAATAATGACTCCAAAGTAATTTGCGTTCCATAACTTCTATCTATATTCCAACCGATACTGTCCAAAATAAATATCAACGGTTCAACAAAACTCTTGTCAAACATAATGTCGTAATCAATAGTTTCTTTCAAGTCAAACTCCTTAGGAAGTTTGGTCATAAAACTAATGACATTGGATTGTAAAATATTTGGTTTTCTCAGTTGTAAAAACTTTATCTTATCGCCTTCTTGTATAAACGGAAACTTATGTGACAACTTGTTCCTATCTAACAAATGGTTATACAACAAGGCACCCTTGACGTGCATCGGCGTTCCCTTTTTGAAAACGCTTGACTTATCACTCCATTTCTTCACTCCGTTACATGACCTTGGATATGCAATAACTTCTGGGTCCATATTCATAAAGTCCTTACGGAAATCTTGTATAAACTTATTCAACTCTATTTCATCACTGTTGATGATAACTCGTAATGCTTCTTTGATTTTATCTCGGCAAGGTTCTGGAGTCGATGACTTCACTGCCTCTATGCCCATTATCTTTAGTTTAGGTTCTTTATACCTGACACCCTCACTATCATGCACATTGAGGATGTATCTTTTCTTTGCTGTCCATATGCCCTTGTCTGCGATTATCTCACGTTTCATTTCCATCTTTTGGGCATAGGCTTTTACATATTCTGCAAGGTCCTTATAAGACTCATCAATAAACGGTTCCAACTTCTTTTTAGCCACATTATCGAGAAAACTGATAACTTTTTCGGTTGAGACATCTCTTCCAGCAAAAGACTTGCGTACCAACTCGTCAAACGTAACGTATATTGAGTCCGTATCTGATGCAATAATATAATCTTCATTTTCTGTTTCCAATATCTTGTTTAGATATTCATTCACTTTTCCTTCTATCCAACGAATAGATAACTGTCCAGATGTTGTAATTGCTATAGCAACACGTTCATCATAATATCTAAAAAACTGATTGCCCATTGCACCATAAGCACTATTCAAGGCAATCTTACGAGCCATCTGGATATTGTTGAATTTTGAAATATCTTTTAAATATTTAGGCTCCTTTGTATCTTCGTATTTTTGTTTTGCTTCCAGAGTCAGTTTCTTAAACTTCACTCGGTCATCATAGAACTTATCCATAAGACCCGGAAGGAAACCCTGATACTCTTTTGTAAATCTTGCTCCATTTGGAGTCACTGTAAAACCATCATCGGGTATATCTACTGTCTGTTTCAATAATTTATTCACACTGACATTAGGAAACTTCTCATCTATAATAGTCTCTGGTGAAATATTATATTGCATAATCAAATGTGGATACAGACTATTCAAGTCAAAACCCATCACCCAGTTATGCTGACCTGTCTGTGGTTCTTTCACATAGGCACCTTCATACCGACTGTCCTTACGACTGATATTCCTCATCGGCACTACAATGTTTTTCTCTCTCAAATAGTTATAGATGATAGAGTCCCACATACGAACCTGTGAGAATACATCGTTATAGTTTATCTTTGCCTCGTATGCCATAGTCACTTGTAGTTCGATAAGTTTCATCTTCTCCTCTAACATATCGACAAGTTCCACATCACGAATATTGTAATCTACAAATGACTGGTAATCGTTTGTATACCATTCTCTATAAGTTTCAAATGGGTTATCGTGTTTCTTCTCACCCAACTCGACATATGCGATATGGTTGAGTGCATAAGACTCTTGGTTGGTATAAACATATTTCTTATACAGGTCCATATAATCCAACACAGTCACCCCAAGAATATCATACATCAATTGCTCTCGACCCATCAAGTTACTCTTGCGGTCGTGGACAACTTTCCATGGGGATAATCTTTCTGCATCTTTTGGTGTCAATAACTTTTCAATACGACCTACGATATAGGGTATATCAAAAAACTTACAGTTCCATCCTGTGACGATATCTACATCATATCGTTCCCAAAAGGTCAAAAACTTTTCTAAAAGTTGTGTTTCATTTTCACAACGAATATAGTTTACATCGTCCCTATCGTTTTCATAATCTTCAACACCCCAAACCAATATGCGTTTGTTAGCATAATTCTTTACTGTAATACACAGTATTTCTTCGGCCGATGCTGCGACTTCTGGAAACCCATTATCACAACGAACCTCAATATCTAATGATAGAATATTGAGTTTCTGTAAATCCCAATCAACTACACCCTTATAGTTATCTGCTATCCAAGTATAATGGAAACGCTCAAGACCATAGACCAACTCAGGTTGATCCTCGTATTGGTCAATAAAGTCTCTTGCTTTTGAGATGCCGGACAGTTTGTAAGAATTTACATACTGGCCGTCAAGGGTACGGGTGTTTGTTTTCTTTTGAACCGGAACATATAAAGTAGGCTCATACCGCACTTTATATTTGATTCGTGTCCCACCCTTAATTTCACGCACAAGAAGTGCGTTACCCCGTTGCAATACATTGATGTAGAAATCGCTACTCATATGTATTCATTATATCAGGAGTTTTTCGATTTGTCAATCCAATTATCACGGTCCATGAACAACTTTAGGACTTCGGTAGTAATACTCTTACCTTCACTTTTCAGGTCTTTCTGTAAGGGTTTTGCTGCTGCTTTAGACAGCGTTGCTTCTATGCCCATCAACCCCGGAGTGGAGTTGACTTCGATAAAATAGGGTTTATCTTTTTCTCTATTCTTTGCTGGAATAAAGTCTACACCGCAAAGTTTTCCTTGAGTCATCTCTGCCGCACGAATTGCTTCTGATGCTTCTAGTTTTGTCAACTCAAATGGCTCTGGTTCTGAACCCTGTGATACATTACTTCTAAAGTCACCTTCTACTATAGGTCTTTTGATTGCACCCATAATATGACCTGCGGCCACGATAACTCTAACATCATAAGGAGTTTTTATCCATTCCTGTAATAAAATATCAATGTACTCATCTTGTCTATATAACAACTGAACAAAGCCATAAAGAGCTTTTTCACTCTCTACCCACATCCCACCTTTGCCTCTAGAACCAACAGTAGTCTTTAAGATAACTGGATACTTTACACCCACACCCTTCA